ATTATTACTTTCTTGTAATTTCAAGACATCAAAGTATTCTTTTCTAAGTTCATTTCTTGTTTTTTTTTTTTCCATTGTATTATATACTATAATAATATAATAATTTTATTAAATTATTATATTATAATTATTTTTAAACTAATAATATTTATTCTTCGGCTAATATTAATTCAACATTTGAAATAGTTTCTGTAATATTTGATATTTCCTGTTCCTTATCCTTATCCTGTTCCTTATCCTTATCCTGTTCCTGTTCCTTCCCAGTATTATATATCGGATATTGACTAACATCAGTACCACCATTTAATAGAATGTCATTTACAACATCATTAAATTGGTTTGTTATATCATCAATATCAAGAGACATGTGTTTTTCAATTTCTTTCATAAAATTCTCTCTTTTTCTACCACGAAATGCTGAAGGATTTGTAAGGGGGTGTAACCCTAGATTATTTAAAACTACTATTTTTATCATCATTATCTTATTTTTTAAATAATCATATTCTTCTTGTGTTGCACATACCATTTTATTCATATATATATATGTAGATAATATATTTCTATATTACTTTTCTAATATCGTTTTTCGTTTTGAAGTTCTGTATGGTAAAGCTCACGTATAGCCAAATGCTGTTTTGATTCACATGGATAAATTTCGAATACTAAAAGTATAAAGTTATTCCATCCGCCATTGTCTCTAATTTTTTGATATAATGTTTTATTATATTGGTTACTATATAAATTGTTACAATTATTTTTGTGATAACATTTTCGTTTAGTTACATTAGTTGTTGAACCAATATATACATAGTCGCATTTAGGGTCTCTACATACTATTTTATAAAGTACTGTCTGATTTGTATTATAATCTACTTTTACCTTGGTCATATTATATTATAGTATCTTAGCCTTTAAATCTATTATTTTTTAACATAAGTTTTCAACATGTTAGCAGAAGAACCCATATTCTCCATTGTATTATCTATTTTTGTTTTTTGTTCTATTGTATAACCAAATTTATCAGTTAAGTAACTATGACGTAATAAATTCACAGAAACTTTAGCATCAAATATACGATTTATACGTTGATTCAATTTTACAGCACTTAATTGATTGTTATTAATATCAAATAATAAAAAATCTGATGGATTGATGGCTATCCACTTATTTAATATTTTTTGCAATGATAAAGGTAAATCAATATCCTGCATACCATATGTTTTCGCTGTTTTATATGAATTAAATACTAATTTCTTTTTTTCCATGTAATTATCCCTTTGTTTATCAATTTTTTTGATTTTAAAATCCACATAATCTTTACTTCTTCTAGGGGATATATACATACCACCCAGTAACGAAATTATAATATAATTCTGTATTTGCTGTAAATCTGCTGTTGTTTTATTACTTTTTTTATATATTAGGTCTGCATTCCTTTTTAATTCATTATATATGCTATTTACCTCTTCTGTAGTTACCCAGTTCTCATTTTGAGATTCACTCTTCTCTTGTGTAGAAATATGTTCATTGTATTCTTTTATATCCGCCCCCATTAATTCCCTATATTCTTTATTATCAGTTATAACTACCAAAGCACTTAATATAGTCTTCCTTTTATTAAATGGTAAATTTTTTAATACTTCTAACACTTTATAAGGCTTATTAAATTTGTTTATGTCAAAGTCATCATCATCAAATGTTTTTTTATATAATGATTTTAAAATACTTGCATATGTTATGATTGATGATGGTGATAAATTAGGACGTTTCCCTTTAATATATTCTTTAATTTCTAAACTCATTTTATTATATATATATATACATATACTTATATATAATTAAATTGGGTAATTAATTTTATTCGTTTTAATCCTCTAATGGGCTGTTTATGCTATAGTATGCATATAACTCTTGAATTACTCTATTAAAATCTGTTTGCATTTGTCTTATCATTCTATTTTGTTCTCTTAACTGCACTATTCTTGCATCTACCGTATTAATTAGTTGACCGCCTACATCTTCAACCATTTCATTTATATTTGCATCTATCGTATTAATTATTTGACCGCTTACATCTCCAACCATTTCATTTAAGACGCTAGCACCTGCTCCTCGTCCGCTCATATTTTCATTTATATTTGGCATTTTATAGAGGGTCTCCCTTCTTCTTCTCCCCTGTTGTTGTTGTTGTTGTTGTTGTTGTTGTTGTTGTTGTTGTTGTTGTTGTTGTTGTTGTTGTGTTAATAACATAGCTTGTTTTTGGGCTTCTTCTCTGAATTGTTGTTGTTGTTGTATTAATAATTGTTTTTGACTTGAAACACTTTTATTTTTTTCTCTTGTTTTTGAATCAAAACGTAAATCCCTCAATTTTTCTATTTCCGTCTTATCAACAAAATTATCAACAAAATTATCAAAATCTTCTTGGGCATCTCCTGTATCAGTATGAAAAATAGATACTCCACTACCCCTTCCTCTAATATCTCGTCCAACGTCTTCATCATTAAATAATCTACCTTCTCTGACTGCTTCTGCTCTTTCAAATGCTAACTCTTGGAGTTCTCTATTAATAGCTCGTTGCATTTGTCTTATCATTCTATTTTGTTCTTGTAACTGTGCTATTCTAGCATCTACCGTATTAATTATTTGACCGCCTATATCTCCAAACATTTCATTTATATTTGGCACACTAGCACCAGCCCCGCTTCCCAGCATTCTATTGATTTTCTTTTCTTTCAATGCCATTCTAACCATAGCATTATATTTTTCACCACCCATTATTAAAAACCCTTTAGATGACCTGTTTGTATCGTCAATCATATATGTTTCCCAGTCTATATATGGTTTTTGTACTTGTTCCTTCACTAATATTTGTAACATTGTCTTAGGATTATTCTGTGCATTTAATTCTGCATCTACTTTATTTATAAATCTAATTCGATTATTAATACTACCAATAATTTCATCAATATTTTTAACTATTTCTGCCTCTATAAGTGGTTCTAAATCCCGTCTCAATATCTGCCTTTCGTCGTCAGATTCAGTTAAATCCCCATCAACAAAATTATCATTAATTGGCATAATTGGCACACTAGCACTAGCGCCTTTTCCTTTAAATATGACATCTGCTTTTCCGCCTAAATCAGTTATATAATCCGCTACTTTGGATAATGTACCTAGCCCTTTAAACATTTGATTAGCATCTTGCTTTACAAAAATGAAATCATTAGAATCTCCCATTTTATTACTTTTCATTAATGCCATTATAAAATCTTGACAATTATTGTTTTGAGCACTATATTTATAAAATTTATCACCCATAGCTGTCTTTGTATTTTCCATAATTTCATTTAATTTTTTACCACTTTCAAATGGTGTAATTGGTAGATTTTCCCCTCCTTTTCTCGGTTTCATTGACATACCTATGACTTCGTTCTTTTCTATCATAATTTCCATATTATCGTCCGTTTTCAATACTATGGAGAGGTGAAACAGGTCATCGTATGGTTCTTTTGCAATGTTTTTTTTAAACTGGCCCAATGATAGAACATTTAACAAACCCGTTAATTTTTTATCGACTGGTTTTCTATTAATATATGCTGATTTTATGTTTTTATTTCCATGTAATTTCAATATCTGTCTAACTTTTGGAGGATAATCATCTCTGCCTTTTATAGCTGTTTTAATGCTTTCTTGTGCCTTGTTAAATATATTTTTGGTTTTTTTTGCTGTGTTTTTAATATCATCTATAATACCAGCCCCTTCTTTCTCTTTTCTTGCTTCTAAATCTATTTTAATTCTATTGACTGGTGTTGGTCTAATTCTCATCTGTTTATCTGGTGTTTTACGTTTAGCTCTCAATGAAGCCATATATTCTTTCATTTCTTGCGAACCCTTTTCAAATTTTGTCATTGTTATTATTATATATATATAGATAATATTTTAAAACCATTATATAAAAATTAATAAAAACCCATTATATTTAATTTCTATGTTATATATATATAATATGATGATGAAACAAATTGAAGTCGATATAAGCCCAAAGCAAACAAGTAGATTGAGAAATGGTCACCCTGTAAGAGTTAAACCTGGAATGTCTGGTGGTACTGTGTTATTTGTGAGCCCAAATACGTTTAACATGGCAACAAGGTCATTTAATAAAAATAAGGGTCTTCAAATACAATTATCCCCTGAAGAAATTCAAGCCAATCGTGACGGTATTGATGAGATGAATGGTATGGGTATATTTAAAACAATTGGTAGAGTGGCTAAGAAGGTCGCTCCTGTTGCCAGAAAGGTTGGTAAAGTGATTGTACCAGTTGCAAAACGATTGGCTATTAGTGCAGTAAAAGCTGGAGGTAAAGAGGTAGCAAAGCAGTTGCCAAATTTAGCCAGTAGTGGGCTAGTCGCTGGTGCAACTTTACTGGGACAACCTGAATTGATACCAGTTGCTGGCATTGTTGGGTCTAAATTGGGGGGTCTAGCTGGAAAACAATTAAATAAATCTGTTGATAAAATTGGTAGAGGTATGGATATGGATGGTATGGGTTTATATGCTGGAGGAGGAAAAAGAGGTATGGGTTTATTTGCTGGTAGAGGTATGGATATGAATATGAATGGTATGGGTATGTGTGGTATGGGTAGATTAGGAAGTACTAGTAATATGTCGAGATTGGTTCCAAATAGACAGACTGCTGGATTAGTCGGTATTTCTGGTAATTTACTTGGACCTGGTCATCCAGCATTACAATCTCAAGCAATGAATGCCAATTTTCAATTTCAGCATACTATGCCAGTACAATTCCAAATGAGATAATAATGAAACGACATATTAAAAATTATATAAATATTATCTGTTATAATAATATATATATAATGTCATTGACCGATACCCAAATGAAAACCCTTTTGAAAAAAATGAATGTTCCATTATTTGATATTTTATTCAAGGATGAGATGCCTAATAAAATATGTTATAATAAAGCCTATATAATTAATTTAGATGATGAATTTGATGAGAAAACAGGTATGTTAAATTCGGGCTCACATTGGACTTGTTTAATGGTTATGAAATATAAGGATGGTAAAATTAAGCCTTTTTATTTCGATAGCTATGGTTGCCCTCCTCCTGAAAGCATTATAGAATTTGTAAAGACTAAAACTGGTCAGAAACTACCATATAATACAAAAAATGTACAGAGTTTAATGGGTGAAGTATGTGGTTTCTTTTGTTGCG